GCATTAATTGCAAACAAGTTTACTAACTCATGCACAGCTGTCATATCTTCAACATAAAACTCTTGAAAAGTTTCAATCTTTGATCTTTCTTCTCTAACATTTCTGCCATTAGCTCTCTTAGCTTTAACAGGTAATGGATCACCATTGTCATCTAACCTTGGCAACATATGCAATGTTGTCTTAGTAATTTTAGAGATTATCACAAATACTTTTGTATCTGGATCCATAATACATTCTACGTAAGGACATGTGTCAGAAGTAGGAATCATTCTGAAAGTTTGTTTGTCATTCCAAGTTGCTTGAACAAGGATCATTGTGTTTTCACTCATGTTATTGGTTTTAATTTCTACAAAGTTAATCTAGAATTTTTAATTTCTGCAAATCTGCTACCTCAATCAACAAATTTTCTCTCTCCACATGAGGTTTATCACATAGCTCACCAACAGATTTGAGTAATTTAACATCAACATCTAAGATTATTGCATACTGTTCAAAGAATTTCTCAGGAAATAAATAACTATTAACATATATGTGATTTGCACTATTGTCATCAAAATAATTCAGAATCTTGCGCTTTAATATTTGGTCCATTCTGCTGTATTTACCATCAACAAAATAAAACCAATCTTCACTGAAATCAGAAAAGTCAAATATAAATATACTAGTAGAACTATCTACTTTAATATAATCTATAAGTCTATTGTTTTTAAGTAGAATATTCTTCTCAAACTCAATATACTCTGGATCATTCTTAGTATGATACACACAGACTAATTTCATATCCTCGGTGGTATAGTTCTCACTCCAAGAAACATAAGTTTCTGTTGGAACAGCACATGACCCCCTTTTTATGTCTAAGAGCGGATATAAGAAAATCTTAGACTTTTGAAAATACTTCTTATAAAGCGCATTCAATGCCATAAGTTTACAATTTTACATTACCAATTGCAAGCTCATAAGGCAAGTCATATCTTCTGTTTTCATAATGCCATTTGATCTGTGGCACTATTTCTGTTTCAAATCTTTCCTGCCATAAAGCAAGCGTACTTAAAGATACTTGATAAGGGTAAACTTGATTGTATTTGTCTACAACAATAAATGTTACCTGCACTGTCCAGTTATGGATATCTTCATCAGCAACATATTTCTGAAGTGCCAGTTTAACATAAATCACTGCTTGAATCCAATACCTATAATAATCCACAGCATCTTTAAAATCCTGTATAGGTTTACCGGTTGTCTTCAAGTCATTAACAAACAAAGTTTTAGATGCATTGTCTACTACAACATTATCTAAAACACCCTTAATACCAAATGGTAAATCTCCAATACTTCCTGCAAGTAACAACTCATTATGCACTTCAGTACTTGGATCTCTATCATCTAGATCAAGCTGTAATAGAGACATGACATCTCTATTTTGTTTTAGTATTTCAACAGACTGTCTGCAGCCACTCAGAATTGTCTGATCAATTACTGTTTTTTCAGAACTTACTTTCAGAAACTTAAAATATTCTTTGTTTTCTTCTGTCAGGATTTTTTCTATCCTCTGTTGATCAGTCTTTAATGCTTGGTGCAGATTCATTTCAGAAAGACATGTAAGAATCTCTGGCATGTAATCTTCTAATAGTAAAGTGTTGTTTCCAAGACTTATATGATACTTGAAAATATTATCTACTACTGTTTTGTTATTTCCACTAGGGAGTTTACTTGGTAATACTATAAAATCATTATCAAAATTACCTGGCTCTAGTAAAAGACAATGCAGAACACGTCCTGCTACCAGGTGCGCGTCTGTACTATCTTCTCTTTGATTAAGAATATAATGATTGTAAAACATAACAGGGGAAAACAATAATTTATTAATCCCACTATAGCTAAAGTAAAACTTCTGCTTGTAAAATAATTCTAGTTCATCAGAACCAGTCAAAGTCGGTAGACTCATTAGTTTGTGTTATTTGATTGTTATTTGATACGGGTTCTAATTCTAATGAAGTTTCTATGACTTCTTCAATAATGACTTCTTCAGAAATTTCATGTCCCTTAGACTCTTCTAAAGTCCCTTCAGCCAAATCTTCTTCTAACTCTATTAACTCTGACTTAAGTTCATTTCTTTCCATCATAGTAAATGCATCTGCTATATCTTCATCAGATACTTCTTCTTCATTTTTTACAGGAACATAATCTTTATGAACAGTTGCAAAAGTATAGTTAGTATTTAAATTAGCTAACTCTTCTTCATCTAAAGTAATTGTTTTAACTTTAAAGTATCTAGTATCACCTCTATCTAAGATATCTTGATGTGAATGATTAAGAAATATATCTAAATTTTCAGAAACAAACTGACCTTTATCTTTTAAGATATAACATAATTCATCAATATTATTACTGTGTAAAATATTTCCACCTAACCAATTTACTAAAGACTTAAAGTTAACATGATTCTTTGTACTAGAGTTATACATTTGTACACTAAAGTCTTTAAACAGTAATAACATATAAGGCAAACTTGCAGAATACTTACAGTTAGCAAGTATCTCCATAGCCAAAACATGATTGTCATTATCTGAACTATTAAACATAGTGCTTAATTGTTCAAACATTACAACATCAATTACACTTGCATCTTGACCATTTAGTTTATCAATGATAGTAGACTCTTCATAAATGATTTTTCCTTCTAAGGCTTTTCCTAACTCAGTATAATCATCTGAAATAGTTTGTACTCTCATCTGACTATTTTCTGTACCTTCTGCTATTGCTAAAGCAAATGGATGATCAGTTGCAATAAATTCATTTGTATAAAATTCTAAAGCTGTCTTTAACTTGTCAATGTAAAATTCATCTAAGTCAAGAGTATTACTCTCTAATGCATCAGTTAGATATTGAGTTTTAACTTGATAAATCCATCTGCTGTCAGTAATTTTATCTGTTGTAGATTTATTTCCAAAGAATATATCAGCATCATTAGGATTTCTTACAGTTCTGATTCCATATTCAAGTGCTATATCTTTAAACTTAACTCTTGGTACAGTTACACCAGGTAAAAAATATACTTTATCTCCTTTTGTTGGAACATATTCATCAGTTGATAATGGTAAAATAAGATCTTTATTAAAAGATCCTACTCTACTATCAACACTGATTACAACATCAGAATGTGCATTTAGTACACCCCAAAAACCTAAGTTAGTTGTGATGTGTAATATTTGTTCTGTCATTTTATTTAGTTTTAAAAAGGGGGAACTTAATCCCCCATTAATTAATTACTTTACTGCCATTTTAACAACTTCATTGTTCATCATGAGCTTAGCAAACTTCACTTTGTTACCATTTACAATCTCTTTAACCATGTAGTATCTTAAGTCATCTGTAAATGCATTACAGTCTGTCATAAGTTTAATCAATCTATTAATCATTTGATCTGAAACTTGTTTAGTTTCTGCATGAACTAATGAATAGTTAACTAATCTTGTAGCAATAACACTTGAGATATCAGCTCTGAACTCATCATCTTTCCCTACTGCACTAGTCAAAGAGTTCATAACATACTGCTCATCTTTAGTCAAGATATCTTCAGGAGCAATAATCTTATCAAGTTGGTTATTGATAAACATACTAAACATAGCTGCAAAATCAACACCTACAGAACCCTCACCAATCATTTGAATCATTGGTAGTCTTTGATTAAAATTCTTAAATGAACTAATAGCATTAAAGAAAGTAGTTACAGCTCTTGGATTCACACTTTGAGTTACTAATTCTGGGTGCATCAACATGAAGTTAATACATCTACCATCAATACTTGCAGTCTCAGCCCACTTAGCCCATACATCTTTGTCATACTTCAATCCAACAGAAATAAATCTTGTCTTCTGAGCAATATCTAAGCTAGTAACATTATAGTCACCATTGTCTGGATTAGTAGTCAAGATAACATGCCAGTTCTTTGGTAACTTCCATGATACATATTCTTGTCTATCCAAAATCTCCATAGTAGCTTGCATGAATCTATGGTCAGCTCTAGTATAATCATCAAGAATCAAGAAACCACCTTCACCTTTACCTTGAATCCATTCTGGTGCAGCATGAGACATTCTTTTTCCTGAAACTTTGTATCCTTTCTTAACAGCTGCATCTATCTGAGCTTCATTAATCCACATTGTTTTACCTTCTTGGTTCTGAATTTCAAATTCTTTAACTGGAAAACCAACTAAGTCACCCAATTCTTCTAACTGAGATAAGTTAAGTTTTACAACTTGCATGTCCATCTCTTTACCCAACTGCATAATAGCAGAAGTTTTACCACATTTTGTTATCACAAGGCTCTTTATCCTTGTTTCTATAGCTTTCACTATAGTTCAGACTATATCTTCACCAATTACTTAGTGTTGGGCACTCTTGGGTATATTATATTCTACTTACATAGTTTCAATACCTAGTCGTTGAACCTTTCCAGACCATTTAGATCTAGACTTGGCTGCTGATTATCCATTAGGACATCTTTGTTATTTTCAAGCATTCACACCTACCGTTTCCAGTTATGTTGTAGCTAACAAAGCTTTAGGACCTCCCAGCAATTCACCCAATTTTTACCCTGGACCTGGGTTAAAGGTGTATTTTAAACCATTATAGTAATTACCTTTTTTAATTCTTATAGACATTGCAGAATGACTTAAGTTTAATGACTTACATAAATCATTTATACTTTGCCATTCTTGAACAAAAACACTGTTTTGATTAAATGCATAAACTACTTTATTTCCTTTATATAAAATACTGGATTTTTCTAGTTTAACTTTTTTCTCATAACTCCATCTATAGTTGCCACATGAAAAACCTTTTCCTGAAGCAACTTTTGAAACTTTACCTTTTGGTAAGTTTAATTGTTTTTCTGCTTCAGTACAAGATTTATAAGTTGTAAGATAACTACCATTAATATTATATTGATAAACGGTTTTAGAAATAGGATTCTTTATCCTTTTAGAAGCATAAGCTTCTTTTAATGTTGTAGAAATTTTTAATAATGTTTCAGCACTATGTATAACCGCAACTGGATCTTGAATTAAGTTTAAATCTGGAGTCATAGACTTTATATAATAAGCTTCAGTTTTAATTAAAACTTCTTTACTACATTCTTCTATAACTTCAAACTCAAAACTATCCTTTTCATACTTATTAAAAGCATTTTGCATATACTTATTTGCATGTTTGTTTTTTAGCAAATCAGATATATGTCTCTTTAACCTATAGTAAATATTAATACTACTTCCAATATAACTGTGCTTATTACAAGTAATTCTGTAAATACCACATTTTTGGTTTAAGTCTTTGTATAAACACTCTGAAATTAATTTTCTCATGTTACAAAGATACACATTTATTTTGAATTAAGCCCAGCATCACCTTCAATATTTATTGCAACAGGAATCTTTCCTTGAGTTTGGATATACTGATTATTTTCAACCATGTGAGAGATAAATTCTTTCATCTCTGTAACATTCAACAATACTTGACTATTTTCAATTTTCTTTTTTGACATTTTGCTAATTTTTAAAGTTCTAATTTGATCACCCTTCCCGGAAGAGATTCATTCATATAAGACTGTTCAGACAAGACCCACAATGTTGGACCTTTTGGTAAAATACCTGTATTACATTCACCATCTGTAAAATATACAAGACTAGTATACAACTTATTATTGTCATTAAAATATTCTAAGACAGGATCAAACTCAGTTCCTCCTCTACCATGTACAGTAAGTCCATGTTCTCCCTTATATTTTTCAATAGATCTAATTTGAGTATCACATTGAATAATAGTAATATCAACACCAGCTTTATAAATATGATGCATCTCATTCATAAACTCTGCAAGTTCTGAATCACTTACAGAACCCGAAGTATCAATGGCCAACAACATGTGTTGTTTCATCTTAAGTTTTAATCCAGGACTATCAGGAAACTTTCTGTTTTCTTTTCTTCTGATTTTCTTAGAAAAAACTCTTGTACTTACACCAGTAAACCTACGGATGTAACCTTTCCAATCAAACTTAGGTGGTACTATCTCATCTACTTCAATGACACCTTCTATCTCACCAGGCATATTACCTTTCTTCTTTAAAGTTTCTTCTTTAGCATCAGACAATAGTTTTTGAATTTGTTTATTCAATAACTTTTCTTCAGCTTCAGACATGTCTTTAAAGTCATCCCATGTACTATGATCAGGTTCATCACCTTTAGCCATTTGATCCAACAGACCATCTAAGTTTTTATCTCCAGATGTACCATCTTTATCTTTTTTCTCTTTAGCTTCTCTTAGTTTATCATAGTAATATCTACTACCAGCTTTAAGATCAAAATTAGAATCTGCATAATCCTCAATCAAAATACCTCTACCAGGAAGTTTTTCAGCAATAGCTTGTAATTCTTCTATAGGAGCATCTCTTTCTTGAGCTGCTGCCATTTCTGTTTCTACTTCTTCTTTCAAAGCATTAAAATCATCAATGCTTATTTCATCTCCTGGCAAATAACCTTTTTCAATATATTGGTTAATTTCCATATCCATTGCTACATTTGCCAACTTTCTATCACTAAACTTAAATATAGTAGATAGGTGACCAAATGCAATATGTAAAAGTTCATGTTTGAGAATACCTTGTCTGTGTTTATCAGTAAGGTCTGCCCAAAACTTCTCATTTATTTCTAACTGATAGTTAATGTTCAACTTACTTACACCTGCTGTAGGTACTCTTGTACTCCAGTGTTTATTTAATTTCATAAGAAATATACCATAAAATGGTTCTTTCAACATCAAATCTTTACTGGCTTTACTGAGTGTGTCTTGCTTACTCATTCTTTTAATTTAATAGTAATATCAAATTTTTCTGCCGGATA